AATTTTTCGGCGACAATGCAACGCTGACTTTCTACTGCAACACTGATTGGAATGTTCGCGAATACTTTGAAGCGTGGATGGGAACAACAGCTGACACTACATCGAAAGAAGTAGGATTCTATGACGACTATGCAGGCGAACTCGATATCTACACATTAGATCGAGATGATAACAGAACAGGTAAATGGCAATTAAAAGAATGTTGGCCACGACTTATCAACCTTACTCCAATGAGTCAGGCATCTGACGCACCTGTTCGCGTTACGGTGACATTCACATACCGTTATTGGAATTCTGACACTCTTGATAATAGTCCATTGGGCAATATCAAAAGATTTATTAACATATTAAAAGATGGTGACCTCAAAGAAATCGGCAGAGATATCTTGGGTTTTGACATATAGGTGATACATGGGACTACCAACTATTGATGTCCCAACATTCAAAGTTAAAGTTGAATCGTTGGGCAAAAATTATAAATTTCGACCTTTCCTAGTAAAGGAAGAAAAAATCCTCGTTATGGCAAGCGAATCAAGTGATAAGAATGATATGCTTCATGCCGCACAACAAGTGATTACGAACTGCTCGTTTGATAAAGTAGATGGCGAAAAGCTGCCTATGTTTGAAGTTCAGAAGTTGTTCTTAACATTACGATCTCAATCTGTAGGTAATGTTATCGAACTGAATGCTAAGTGTGGTGATTGCGGAGAGTCTAGTGAAGTATTCTTAGATATTGACGAGGTTGATATTGTAAGGGATGATTCACATACTAATAAGATTCAATTGAGTGATGAAATCTATATTGAAATGACTTACCCAAGTGTTGAAGAGGTAGCTGCACTTACAAGGGCTGAAGAAGATGTCGATATCTATATTGTTGCTGCTAACTCAATTAGCAAGATTTTCACAACTGAAGAAGCTATCGATTTTCAATCTAGCCCACCAGACGAGCGTATCGATTGGATTGAAAACTTATCACCGAATCAGTTTGGTAAAATTAAGAACTTTTTTGAGACTATGCCTCAATTATATCATACGATTGAATTTAAGTGTAAGGAATGTAAGAAGGACAATTACCTTGTGATTGACGGATACGAAAATTTTTTCGTATAACTCTCTCTCATGAATCTCTCATGAACCTGTATAAGACAAACTTCTTACTAATGCAGGAACATAATTACTCGTTGACTGAGTTGGAGAATATGATACCTTGGGAGAGAGAAGTCTATGTTAGTATGCTAATTGAACATCTGAACAAGAAATCTGAAGAAAATAAAAAGAGATAAAAAATGGCATTACCATTATTAGCATTAGGAAGAGCAGCGTTGGGAGTTGCTGGAAGAACTGCAGCAAGAGGATCTTTAACTGCAAGGGGTGCAGCAGCAGGTGGAGTCGCTGGTTCTACTGCCGCCATCGGATTCAGCGAAATGGCTGGTCAGATGACTCAACAATCACCTGCTAGCAATGTCATCCAATTTCAAACAGGGATGAATAATATCAGTAGCGGCGGTAGTGCTGCACCTATGGCAAGAACTACTGCCACTCCCAATACAGCACCGAATGTGGGCGTAGCAGGTGATATTCAAGCTGCTACTGAGTTATCTATGGACGAACTCGCCAAGCAAACTAAGATATTACAAGAAATTGAAGGTAATACCTCGCCGCCACCATCAGCTGGTGGGCAAGCTCCGCCACTTTCAGATGAAGACGAATTAAAAGAAGCCAATAAAAAAGAACAAAATACCGCTTCTCTATTAGATAAACTGGCTAGTAAACTATCATCAGAATTAGGAACTGCTATCATAGCTTTAGGTGCAGCCATAGCTGTCACGGATGGAACAGATGTAGTTCCAAAAACTCAATCTGAAGACAATTTAGATATTCTCACTGGGGCGGGTGCTGAAGAAAAGGTTGGTCCATTTGGTGTAGAACGGGGCAAAACTTTAGCTGCCTATAATGCTAAGTTCTCAGAGATTAGCCAATACAGATTCACTTCCGATGATAAAGGTTTCCGAACCGTTGGGGCTGACGAAATGAAAGCCAATAAAGCAAAACAAGAGCAGATCGCTGGTATGATAGATGCAGCTGGTGGGTCTGATCAGGATTACCAACGGTTGGAAACTGCATTTAGGGCTGGTGACACTGATGCCATTCAAAATATTGAAGATAAGTATCGTGGAGTTGGTATGAAGGCTTCCGATGCATATCAGTTTGGCGTAGCTGCTGATAGGTTTAGTCAAGCTGATGCTGTATCAGTGGCTAGAAGAACAGGATCTGCCCTGCCAGAAGGGGGTCTGATAAATGCTGACGATGCAACAAAAGAAAAATTTATTGCGGAAATGCTCGGAAAGCAAAAGGGTATTGCAGCTCAATATTCTGCAGGGCTAGAGCAAAATGCCAATATGGACAGACGCAAAGCACTTATTGGCAGCGATGGGGTATTTGGTAAGGCAACACGTATCGATAACGTCGTGAACGAGCAGTTTAAAGAAGAAGGTATGGGAACCATGTTCACCATGCGAGATCAGAACATTGCTGATTCGATTAGAGGAGAGCTAGAAGGTTATCGAGCTGCTCTGAAAAGTAACGGTCTTGGTGAACGTGCAACAAACACTCTAGTAGCTGATGAAATCAAACGACTCGAAACTGCTACCGTTGAGGATCTAGAAAAATATACCGCACCGAAAATTGACGGTGCAAAAATTGAAACTGCTACAAGTAGTGCTGATACAAAGGCAGGAGATCCTGCTCCAGCCATTCCTCCAACGCCACCAGCACCATCAGGTGGAGCGAATGCTGATGCCCCAGTTATCACTCAAGGAATTACTACTAATAATAAAGCGCATGATGATACAGCCAAAGAATTGGCGAAGAGAACCAGATTTTTTGGGTTCATGGGATTCTAATATAAAAAAGGGGAGACCGAAGTCTCCCCTTCCATCATCCATGGAGAATGATTCCTAGTCTTCATCAGCCAATTTAGCAAAGTATGACAACGTGTCATCTTCATCGTCTGATGCTGTAGTTGTAGCCTCTTTCACAAAGATTTGGTCTTCAACATCACCAGTTTGTTCGGCGACTTTCTCAGCAGTGGTAACTTTCGCACCACCAGCCATAACCAGATTCAGTTTAGCTTTCAGATCTTCATAAGACTTGAAGTTGTCAGGGCTAACGATCTCAGCAAGTGAGTGTTGCTTTGCCCAAATAGCTTCAATTGCTTCGTCAGAATCAGCAACAGGAGTAGGGGTTGATTCAAACTCAGACTTGTCATAGTTGCGATATCCATCGACTTGACGTGCCTTCAGTTTAAAGTTTACACCTTCCCAGAAATCAAAAGGATTTACTGGATTTTCATCCTCAAACTGAGGCTGCATTACATCTTTGACTTTGTCAAAGATTTTCTTACCAAACTTGTAAAGCATCACTTGACCCTCGTTTTGAGGATTAGCTGAGTCCTTTACAACAAGAACATTGGCGTAGTATGACAAACGGCGTTTCTGCTTACGAGCAAGATCTTTGTTTGCATCAGTGCCACTGTTCCAGAGTTCACTGTTCAACTCGGAAACAGGATCCTGTTGGTTCAACGTGGTAAGAGAGTTTTCGATATACCATTTGCCAGTTGGACCTTGGAATCCATGATTGAACATGCGAACCCATGGCAGTTCCTCACCTTTCGGGGCAGGCAAGAAACGCAAGACAGCGTAACCGTTACCAGCGGAATCTACTGAGAGCTTCCACTCGTTACCGTCATCTTTCTTGTAGTTGTTTTGGGGGGAGTCAATTTTTTCGACTTCTTTCATTAGATTATCGAAAGAGCCTCTTGCTTTGCGCAAGTCAGATAGTGAATTAAACGACATATTTTTTCTCCGTATAAGCGTTGTCTTCGTTGTATGTTTGTCCTGTATCAGCGGACGAGTTATTTATAAATGTTTTCACCTACATACCTCATCTTGTCTGTTAGTTTAACAAACGGACGATACTTTCTAATAAGCATTGATATATCCTTTAGAACAATATCATCTTCTTCTTTATAGCTTAAATCGAACAATTTGTCAAGCAAAACCAACGATTCAATCGTAATTTTTTTGCCGAGATATAGACGATAAACCAGAGCATGATGACCCTGATCAGCTAC